AAGGACGTTTTGGTAGTTATACCAAAATAAAGGAGTGGGATAATGCAGAAGATTAATGAGCTATATGCTGTATACATGAAACAAGTTCTGTCCACAGGCATACCCGAATGGGCGATACATATGGTCGAAGGCGGCGTACTTATCTTAGTACTACAACTTATATTTTAAAATGGCTGTCAAGAAGAGAAAGGCTAAATCAAAAAAAAACTCCAGATTAAAAAGAGCAAAAGTATCGGGCTACAATAAGCCTAAACGTACGCCCGGACACGCAAAGAAGTCTCACATTGTAGTAGCCAAAGTAGGCACCAAAGTGAAGACAATAAGGTTTGGTCAGCAGGGAGCTAGTACGGCAGGGAAGCCGAAGGCCGGTGAGTCTGCAGCGATGAAAGCAAAGCGTAAAAGTTTTAAGGCTAGACACGCGAAGAATATAGCTAAAGGCAAGATGTCGGCAGCATATTGGGCGAATAAAGTAAAATGGTAGACGAAAAAACAGGGTTTCATCCAGCAGACACAAACGGCGACGGGTGTGTAACGGAAGAAGAACAAAAAATGTATCTAGAATTTAAACGCAGGGAGCTGGAAGACAAAGACGCTCAAAGAGACGCTATCCGTAAGATGGCTTGGTTTTCTTTAACAGGTCTATTACTGTACCCTTCTGGTATCTTCTTAACCTCTTTTCTAGGACTAGATAAAGCAGCAAACTTAATTGCTGATATTGCACCTACTTACTTCGCTTCCATAGCAGTACTAGTATCGGCATTCTTTGCCGCAGATGCAATAGGAGGAAAGAAATAATGGATTTATTAAACACAGTTTTTGTATATGTTCAGGCCATACCCGTAATTGTAACAGTTTGCTCAGCAATAGCTGCGACAACTGAAACCCCTAAAGATGATGAGTTTTTTGCTAAAGTATATAAGTTTGTTGATCTCTTTGCACTAAACTTTGGCAAAGCAAAACAAGTAGCAGACTCTACAAAATAAGAGAAAAGCATGGCAGTAGAAATAAGTAGGAGAGATATACTCTCTGACAAAATTTACGATTTACAATCTGAGACAAGGTTCTTAAAACTCCCAGTACCTCCATATTTGGACTTGCTGGGCATTGAGGCTCTGCCCTCCCAAATGGCTATTATTAATGCCATCAACAACCCAAAGTATAGGTTTATCTGTGCCGCTGTATCCCGCAGGCAAGGTAAAACTTATATAGCTAATATAATTGGACAGCTAGTGTCTCTAGTACCTGGTTCCAATATCCTCATTATGTCCCCCAACTATGCTTTGTCTCAGATTTCTTTTGACTTACAAAGGAACCTGATCAAGCATTTTGACCTAGAAGTTACTAAAGATAATGCTAAAGATAAGGTTATTGAAATATCTAATGGGTCTACTATACGTATGGGTTCTGTGAATCAAGTTGACTCTTGTGTAGGAAGATCTTATGATCTAATTATATTTGACGAAGCAGCACTCGCAGACGGGAAAGACGCCTTCAACGTGGCACTAAGGCCAACACTAGATAAACCAAATTCAAAAGCCTTATTTATATCTACGCCACGGGGTCGTAACAACTGGTTCTCTGAGTTCTTTTATCGCGGGTTTTCTGACGAGTTTCAAGAGTGGGCATCCATTAGAGCAACATATAAAGATAATCCTCGTATGTCAGAAAGCGATATTTTAGAGGCTCGTAAGTCTATGTCTGAAGCCGAGTTTAAGCAAGAGTATGAAGCTGACTTTAATACTTATGAAGGGCAAATATGGTCGTTTAACTTTGAAGAAAACGTGTTGGACTTATCTCAATTTGATGCTAAGAAAATGGATGTATTCGCAGGGCTGGACGTAGGTTTTAAAGACCCTACCGCAATGTGTGTAATTGCCTACGACTGGGACGAGGATAAGTTTTATTTAGTAGATGAATATCTCAACAATGAAAGAACTACTGAACAGCATGCAGCAGAGATACAAAAACTTATACAAAGATGGGATATTGACTTTATATACATCGACTCTGCAGCCCAGCAAACACGATTTGACTTTGCACAAAACTATGACATATCCACTATTAACGCTAAAAAGTCTGTATTAGATGGCATAGGGCACGTTGCAAGTATAGTTGACAATAATAAACTATTTGTAGATCAGCAATGCAGTCATACGCTAACAGCTCTAGATTCTTATCAATGGGACCCAAACCCTAACCTTGCAAGGGAAAAACCAAAACACAACATGGCATCGCATATGAGTGATGCGATTCGATACGCACTGTATTCGTTTATTACTTCTAATGTGTCCTTCTAGCGACACCTGCTGAAAAATAGTTATTGACAAGACACCTTAAAGTAGATATAATTCTTCTAATGAAAAATCAAGAGCCCGAACCAAAATGCCTAAGTTAAAACGTGATGTTGTAAAGTATGTACGAGACAAAGCAAAATCTAGGTATAATAAAGGAACCGCTTGCGAGATTTGTAATGAGACAGAACAGCTTGATTTTCACCACTTTTACAGTTTAACACCCTTGTTAAACCAGTGGCTAACAAAGAACAAACATAACCCGGAGTATATACAAGCACTTCGGGATGATTTTATAGAAGAGCACCATGCTGAGCTATACAACGATACGGTCACGTTGTGCCATACTCACCATTTAAAACTTCACTCAATTTATGGTAAAGACCCTTCGTTAGGTACTGCGAAAAAGCAAATGCGTTGGGTAGAGATTCAAAGAGAAAAACATGGCTTGGTACGATAAATATTTAGGCAGAACCGAAGAGAAGTTGAACCCGGCCCAACAGTTTGATGTAGGGGTGGTAGAAGGCTCTCGGGAACACACCCTTAGCTATACTCGGGCTTACGAAGAGCTGGAGATAGTTAATCGAGGCGTGAATATGATTGTAGATGACTGCGCTGAAATTCCTACCACTGTTAAACCAAATACTAGCACTAAAGGTGTCATAAAGGGTATAAAAAGAACTAAAGTAGAAGCCCTTCTTAATCGTGAGCCTAACCCTTATCAAGATATTAACACCTTCCGCAGAAACTTAATCACAGATTTTCTTATTGATGGCAACATCTTTATATACTACGACGGTGCTCATATGTATCACCTTCCTGCGGAGAAAGTTATAATTCATGCAGACGAAGCAACCTATATTGAAAAATATACTTTAAATGATGTTGATTTTGGGCCGAATGAAATTATACATGTTAAAGAAAACTCTTTTCATTCTATTTACCGAGGAGTCCCTAGGTTAAGTCCTGCAGCCCGTACAATGAATCTGATTTCATCTATGCGTAAGTTTCAAGATAACTTTTTTAAGAACGGCGCAGTTCCAGGTTTAGTACTTAAATCACCTAACACTCTTTCAGATAAAATCAAAGAGCGTATGATCGTATCTTGGCAAGCTCGGTATAAACCAGATGCTGGTGGGCGACGGCCTCTTATATTAGATGGTGGTATTGAAGTAGATGCGATTTCAAATGTAAGTTTTAAAGATTTAGATTTTCAAAATGCAATTATGGAAAATGAAAAGATCATTTTGAAAGCGCTTGGTATTCCACCAATTCTTTTGGACTCTGGTAATAATGCTAACATTCGTCCAAATTTACGACTTTATTATCTTGAGACTATACTTCCTATAGTTCGAAAAATTAATTTTGCAATGACTCGATTCTATGGTTTTGAGTGTGTTGAAAATATTACCGATATACCTGCTTTGGCACCTGAGCTAAGTGATGCCTCTGCTTATTATACTTCATTAGTAAATGGAGGAATCATTACTGCCGCAGAAGCCCGAGACAGACTAGGGTTTCCTGAAATAGAAGGCACTACAGAAATTCGAGTCCCTGCTAATATAGCAGGTTCCGCAGTCGACCCTAGTCAGGGCGGCAGACCAGTTGAGGAGACTGAAGATGGCGAATAAAGTAAAAATTAACAAGGCATTAAAACAGTTGTCAAAGTTTTTCCTGGAAAAAGGTGATATTCTTACTGTTGATCAATATAGAGATTGCCGTGGGAGTGCTCCTATTTTAGGCTCTACTCTTAATGAGATTTTTGGAGGTTACGATGGTGCAATACACGCATTAAGGATCAGCCCTCAGTTTGGGCCTGCAGTAAAACACCTATTTATCCCCAAAGTAAAGCCTGCAGTAAAGCCTGCAGAAATAAAAGCACCTGTGCAACCTGTACCTGTTGAAAAGCCAGTACCTGTTGAAAAGCCAGTACCTGTTGAAAAGCCTGTACCAGTACCTGCACCTGCTAAAGTTGAAGTGGAGAAGAAAGATGGATAAGATTTTTAATCTTACATCCACATTTAAATCTGAACAGGCTGATGACGGTTCTGTGATGATTCGTGGTATGGCAAGTACTGCAGACTTTGATCGCGCAGGCGATACAATATCAGCAGAGGCTTGGCAAAAAGGGGGCTTAAAGAATTTTGAGCTAAATCCAATTATTCTATTTAATCATGACTATGATAGACCAATTGGCAGAGCCACTGGGATGAAAGCAGGACCCAATGGCCTAGAGTTAGAATGTAAGATCAGCAAAAATGCCCCAGGCAACGTAGCTGAACTTGTTAAAGACGGTGTTCTTGGAGCCTTTTCTGTCGGTTTCAGAGTCAAGGACGCTGACTATATAAAAGAAACCGACGGACTAATGATTAAGGACGCTGAGTTATTTGAGGTATCAGTTGTATCGGTACCATGCAATCAGGCAGCTACTTTTTCGCTCGCGAAGTCTTTTGACTCTTCTGAAGAGTACGAGGAATTCAAAAAAACTTTCACTAATCGTGTAGATCTAGCCGGTCAGTCTCTGGCTAAGGACGAAGTTATTACTTCTAATGTAGCTAGTGACCACACACCGAAAAGCGCGGAAATTACTTCCGCAGATCAGGAGATCAAAATGGACAATCAAAACATCGACTTGGAAGCTTTTGCAAAAAAGGTAGCTGAAGATACAGCCGCTAAAATCGCAATGAAGCAAGCCGAGCAAAAAGCAGCTGAGAAAGCCGAAGCAGCTGAAGCAGCTTCTTTTATCGAAGCACAAAACATCAAGGTTAAGACTGGTATTCAGTCTGGCGTTGAGCAGCTTATGGCTGACATGGAAGCAAAAATGGCTGCTAAAGACGCAGACATTGCTGGTATTTTAGCACAGCACAAGACTGACCTCGACGAGAAAGCTGTCGAAATGGAAGCCATGCAAAACAGCAAGAAAAGCTTCCAAAACCGAGGCGGAGATCTAACTAAGTTTGGCAAGGATTTCCTATATGCTTCTGTACTTGGTAAAATTACCGGTAAAGGTTGGGGTACTAACTTCGCACAAGACCTAGCTCAAAAAGCAGGCGTTCAGTTTGACACTAACGCAGGTACTTTAGATACTATCGTTTCAACTACTTTTGAAGAAGAAGTTCGTTTACAACAAAAAGTTGCTCAGTTATTTAAAGAATTACAAGTTAATTCTGGTGCAACTGTTCTTCCTTTGATGGATGACACTAACGTAGCAACCTTCTCTCCAAACGGCATTGGTAACGGTATCTTAGAAAACCGTAGCCAAGTAGCTGCTAACGAGTTTGAATTGCGTGAAGTAACTGCACTTGCTAAGCGTCTTATCTCTGGTACTTATATCGGTGCTGATACTGACGAGCAAGTTGTTGTAACTATCTTGCCAATGATCTTGTCCGCTTTAGCCCGTGCTCACGCTCGTGCAATTGACGGTGCACTTACTATTGGTAATGCTAGTATTGTTGGTCTATGTGGCGGAGCTGGTACTGATGGCGGTGGATCATTCCTCTCTGGCGACTCAACAAGCGTTGCTGATCAAGCACTCGATGGTAGTGGAGCTATTACTGCTGCAATGCTTATGAGTATGCGCGGTGAAATGGGTAAGTATGGTATTAACCCTTCTGACGTTGCTTATATCGTAAACGTTGAAGAGTACTATAACCTAATAAATGATCCTGCTTTCTCTGATGTCAGTGAAGTCGGTTCTGATCTCGCTGCTAAGGTACTGGGTACTATGGGAGCTGTTTATGGGTCTCCTGTTGTTATCTCTGACTCCTTCTCTCGTGCTGCTAACGGCACTGCCGCTATCGCT